CTCGACGATGATGGACGCCCCATCGAACCAGACTTTTACATGCCCACCTTACCTATGGTTCTGGTGAATGGAACGGAGGGTATCGGTACGGGTTTCAGTTGCTACGTACCTCCATTCAACCCCGAAGATATCAAGGAGAACATCAAGAGAACTTTGGAAGGTGAAAACCTTATCGAGATGAAACCATGGTTTAGGGGTTTCAAGGGACGGGTCTACAAGGATGACACCGGTCTATGGATCACAGAGGGTATTTACAGGGACACTGGTTCCAGGCTCAAAGTCACCGAGCTTCCACCCGGGAGGTGGACCCAGGACTACAAGGAGTACCTAGACACACTTGTGGAAAAGAAGATGATCAACAGCTACACGAACAACAGTACCACGGAGGATGTGGATTTCGAAATCTTCGGCTACACCGGGAAGGACTTGGTTAAGGACCTCAAGATGAAGAAGACATTCCACACATCGAACATGCACCTCTTCCACCCAACTAGGGGTATCCACAAGTATGCGAATGCTGAAGAAATTCTCAGAGACTTTGTGGAACTCCGTTTGGAACACTACAAGAAGCGAAAGGCACACCTTGTAGATGTGTTACAGAAGAGGGCTGTGATGTGTGGTCACCGCGCCAAGTTTGTCTCTATGGTCATAGAGGGGGACCTCGTGGTGTTCAAGAAAAAGAAGAAGGACTTGGAGGCTGAGATGTCCCAGACATTCCCAAAAATTGAGGGAAACTACGACTACCTCCTCAACATCAAGACGGTGCAGTATACCGAGGAGTCTGTGGCTTCCCTCCTCAAGGAGTCTAAAGAAGCGAACGAAGAATTGGAACGTATAATGAAAACCAGTCACCTCACAATGTGGAAAATGGATATTAAAAATATATAAACAATAGTAAGTATGGGTGAAGCTGCTAAGATTTCCCTCAATGCTATTGGAAAACAGGACACTCACCTGCTTTCCAACGATCCAGACGAGTCTTTCTTTAATTACAAAGCCCCACAAAGACATTCGGAATTTAGAAAGTATCACAGAAATCGCAATGTTATAAATCCTGGTCAAGTCCCGAAGTGGCCATTTGCTCAAAGTTTAAAAGTTCAATTTAATCCCACCAACATGGGAGACCTTTTGAGTAACATGTGGTTGCGTATAAATATGCCTGGTTTAACAAATGGCAATTACGCTGATCAACTCGGTCGTCACATTCTCAAGAGTGTCACAATGTTTGTAGATGACCTGGAAGTTGAGACAATTCATGACGACTGGGGGGTTATATATGATGAATTATACTTGGAGATGTCTGAAAAGGTAGCAAATAGATTTCTTGTAAATAGAAGTATCGGATATGATGATTCCACCCAAAGTAGCAGTATATCCCAATATAAATCTGAGTTGGTTATACCTCTACACTTTTTCTTTTCGAGAAAGTATGCGAGTGATGAACACTCTTCGAATAAACCAAATCGTCCCTACTTCCCTTTGTGTGCCGTATATCGGCAAAAAATTGAATTTGAATTTGTGTTCCACCGACAAGAATTTTTTACTGAAACGACCGACAATCTTCAGTTACCATCATTCAATTTAATAACCGAAGAAATCACGGTAAGTCCAGAAGAACGAAAGTATCTAGCCAGTGAAAGGCAGACGTTGATTACAGATTTGGTAAGAAAACACCCGACAGTGGTGAGTGATTTTAATTCGGATACTATCAATAATAATCTCGTTCCCAATATTCCTGTAAAATGTATTCATTGGTTTTTGAGGAATACGGATTTCGAAGATGATAGTCAACCGAAGGGTGTTGAAACAAACAGTGAAACATATTACTCACAAAACCGTTTTAATTTCTCATCCAATGTCAATTTTGATGAGACTCAGACATTCTTCTACCCCATTCTAGAAAGTGCAAACTTTTTCATCAATGGAAGTAAGCTACCAAATATCACGAAAACGAATCACAATTATTTCAAGTACCTCATCCCGTACAAACATAGACTGGCAAGACCTTACAGAAATATTTACACCTACAGTTTCTCGATGAATCCGATAAATGTGGAACCATCGGGGAACTTGGACTTTAGTCAAATACAATCGGATAAGACATCCATAGAAGTCAAACTTGACACCTCTTCGGGGTCTCTGGTAGACGTAGCTACAAAAACATACGCGCTACACATGTACTATACCGGATATCAAACATTTGTATTTGAAAACGGTTTTATGTCGATTGCTTATTAAATAGGGATATACGATGATCACTGATGTAGTCTATGATGTTATTCTTGATACACCATTTGATGAAATTCAACTGCGCCAACGTTGTCTGAATTTCATTAGATGTCCCTGGTATGATGTACCCAAACTTTTGAGATCTACAAAATGGATCAAATAGTTTCTTACTGTACCCATCTAAGCTAGATTTGTATGCACAGTGTACCGTGAAAAATTTACCATCCTTGGTGGTGTAGGATATGTTGTTTTTTTTCGAATAGTTTGTAATAAACCATTCTAGATTTCTTAAAGATATACCCGTCGTTTTATCAAGTATGTTTAATAGTTTAGTTTTATTCTTTTCGTCGTTGTAAAAATTGTTTATTGAAGATAGCAGAATATCGGATTTACTCATTACATAACATGGAATCCAAATCTATAAGCCCCTTAGATTTTACACACTCTGGACATTCTTTTGAGAACATTATTTCAGGTCCGTGTGTATGCTTATTTGTACTTGGTAAGCTTCTCTGTTGTATTCTCCTACCCTGATGCTCGTGATGTTTACAGTACCCATTATATTGACCTTGACCGTTGAATGTACATCGTTGTCCATTAGACTTGACACCCTTACACGTCGTGATGGAAAATGATTGTGGTGCGTCCCTCAAAAGAATTTCCATGGGGATGGCATGTTTTTTTGAAATGATCGTGAAAGTTTCATTTATAGCTAGATTCACACGCTCCTGAATTTCAGCTTCAACAAATGTATTGAGACGTTCCTGCCAACTCATCCTTTGTAATAGAATGCTCGAATTTTTTAAATAGGTCATCAACACTTTCATCCTTCTTTAACCTGAACCCTCGGATTCTATCTCGAAGTTCCGATGCTTTACCCGTGTCGTCTACACCAATACGTCTACACTCCTCCATAAGTTGGTCTTTTTTCATGGTACTGATTGCGGGTTCTCTCTTTTTCTTGGGTGGCTTGTGTTGATCAATTATTTCACCAAATATCTCCCTCTTTGCATTATCAAATAGGGGTTCGAGTAAATCACATACGGGGTTTAGAAACTTATTCTCAAAGTAATAGTGATAATCTACCGGAATGTCATTCTCCTCTACAAATTTGGGATCCTCCGACTTCTCAAATGCCTTAGCCTTCGGGTCTCCAGTCTTAGTAAGTAAGTAGGGAACCCGATCACCAGACTGGGGCTCCGACCCGGGCTTTCTCTCCCGCATTTTCACGACAACCTGAACATGTGCTTGGTTTATATTTACACTGTCCGAACTATTTATCGAAACCGAATTTCCATTGACTTTGTAAGAGTCTGATAGACTCTGACTTAGCACAAGCTTGTCATTTGGAACGTCACCTGAGAGTAGTTCAATAGCCCTTTCCTTGGCCAACTCGGTCGGTGGACCAGGGTCACTCGATGTGAGAACAACATCCAACAACTCCTTACACACCTCCCTCACGTGAGGTGTATTGTCCCTACGAACAACTTGGAGACCCTTGATGTCTATATAGTCCATGTGCATTTGATCATCCTTACCCTTCGTCCACAACTTGGCAGCGTATCTCTTTTTAGAGTATAGAAAGTACGGCCAATATACCTTCTCCAACTCCAAATTGTTTGGCTTCTTGAACAGGGCACTACATTCTTCCGCAGCACGTTCCCCAATTTCCCAACTGTATTTAACAGCCTCCTCCCCTTTCCGATCACCCACGTCAAACTCAACCATGACTGAATCAGTGTCACCGTACCTCACCTTCGCGCCAGGGAAGTTCTTCTCAACGTAGTTTTTAGTGTCTTCGATCATCATTCGCCCCTTACACGTCGTCGTAGAGGCAATCGGAACACATGGAAGAATACCTTTACCAGCCCCTGTAAAACCATACACAGAGTTCATAGAGATCTTGTATGCTAACTGCTTACCGTTGTACACCTCTTTCATAGAACCCGTCGCCGCAGCCATATCTTTCTTAGCCTTTTTACGAAACTGTTTGAGTTCCAATAAAACACTCGGTAAAAGACTTGGAACATCTTGTGCAAACTTATACGTTTTATCACCAATTTTAAACGTTTCGTAGTTGATACCCGGAATGTTTCCATACTCCTTCTCGTCCATGACATAAGAAGAATAACAAAGGTTGTGGGCCATCATGATAGATGGATACAGAGCCTCAAAATCTAGAGCTGTAATGGGTGTATAGTACGCACCCTTCTGGGCGTCGAGAACCGTCGCACCCTCGTAGGGTTCTTCGGGTAAAGCGCCGTACCTAATTGTGGGTACCTTGAAATTCAGCTCACGAGCCTTTTTTGTAAGCTGACTGAAGACCTTTATCTGCTGCCCTCTTTCTACGAGAAAGCAGAGAGGAACCCACGTAGCCTTCGCCATCTCCAGAAGATTCAGTAACGTACACATCTTCTTCAGTAATTTGTGTGGAAGTAAGGTATCCTTGATACAATACTCTGCAACTTCACCCAACTTTTTAGCGTCACCCTCCTTGTAACGCACAAACATCTCCTTTGGGGACATATCAATTTTCTGGTCACCGAGATATAACTTTGATACGTTGTTGAGACTGTAAGAATCTAACTTGTACCCTTTTTTTACTTCGTGGAACATATCAAACACAAAACGCCCAGGGATGGGAAGAAGTTTCAACATGTTATCACCCAAAGCACTGGAACTCAGCTTTTTGATTGAGATTTTACAAGTGTAATTTTTAATTTTACTCATTTGGTAAAATGCGCTATCACAACCACATATTATAGCTCGATTGTAAATGTATGAGAGATCAAAACCAAATATATTCCAACCCGTCAAAATGTCAATGTCCTTCTCATGTAAGTAGCGACCAAAAGCTTCGAGCATTTCCCGCTCTGTATCAAAACTCCGGGTGTCGGGTCCATCCGTTTTCTTGTAACAGAAGCAAACCTTTTCATAGGGTTCATCGTTACCAAATGTACAGAGCGAAACAGCTATCTGAAAACACGCGTCACCGCTAACATTCGCATCAGGAAATTTACCAGTGGAACTATTACATTCAATATCAAAGGAAGCAACGACAAATGGAGCAATATCATCACGCGCGACAGGTCTTAAGGTTGTCCAGTCGTTACAAAACAGGTCAATCGATGCAGTTGATAGATGAGATCTAACACATTTATCCCCAGTATCAAACCACCCAGTAGACTGAATACCAGTTCTATGCATCAGGCGTAAAACGGGATCTAAATTAGACTCGTACACCTTAGCACTAAACTCACCCGTTGTAAGATAGACTTTATTTTTGTTCAAAAAGTAGTCAACCCGACGACGCCTCTGTAAATTTTTGAAATTCACTTTCATGAATTTGAAAATTTTATTGTTCTGAAAACCCCATACATCTTTAGATTCCACGATACTATATGATTCAATACACTCAGGACATTTCCGTGTAAGTTTATCGTAAAGTTCAGAAGGTATCATACGCCCATCAATTTTAATAAAAAAGTAGGGCGTAAACGTAGTTGTTACACACACAGATTTACCAGTTTCAGTTTTACCAAAAATACTGATAATATGTTCACCCACGGTTCCTGTCATGTCATCGTCAGGTTCATCCCGAGCTTCCCAGGTCAACGCTTGTACAACCACCATATGTTACTATCTATCCCAATTTTTAATATCATTTATTAATAAATGTCTGCTGCTTTAATCGAGCTCGTGTCAGTGGGTGCCCAGGATGTATACATTACGGGAGACCCCGAAGTTAGTTTCTTCCGTCAGAACTATAAACGGTATACCAATTTTGCGATGAAGCCCGAGCGCTTAGATTACATCGGTACCTTTGGTGCCAATAACGAGGTTGTGATCCCAATCCGCTCCAAGGGTGACCTCATGAGTTACATATGGATCGAAGACAATCTCATTTCAAATGTTCAGACCAACCCAGATGGTCTCTTTTCGACGGACGCTGCCGGTCCAACAGAATTTGGTCTCTGGATTGGTGGACAAAAGGTGTCGGAATTGGATTCTCTGTTTATTCAGGGTGTCCATAACCCACTTCTCCGTGACAACGCGGCTAAGGCTTCCTGTGCCGTTACAACCAACAACAAAAAGTCCAACCACGGTGGTGACCACTTCATGATTCCCTTCTTCTTCGGTGAGGATTGGACCAAGGTTCTCCCTTTGGTGGCCCTCCAGTACCACGACGTGGAGATCCGCATCAAATGCCGTGACGGATACACTCCCACCGGTAGCCCAAAGGTTTGGGGTAACTACATCTACATAGACACAGACGAACGCAAGTATTTCACAGATAACGAGCATGAACTCCTCATCACCCAAACTCAGTACCAACTTGCCTCTAGCACTGACACCGAGATTGATCTTACCTATTTTAACCACCCAGTGAAATCTATTCACCTCGTTTCCGGTAAGGCTACGGGTAATGATTGGGATTCCGAATTCACTTTCCAAAAGTCGTCTCTCTACATCAACGGTGTTCCCCTCTTCGAGGATACATCCAACGTCTATCACCACACAGTCGTTCCAGAAATGCATAGCACAGATCTCCCAGATGACGTTCTCGAAGATCTTCCCACCTTCACATGGCCATTCTGTCTCAACTTGAGTAAGATGCAGCCCACTGGTACCCTCAACTTCTCCCGCATCGATAATGCCAAACTCTCGGTCGTTGGACCCACGGGTGGTAACGCGCTTCACCGGGTTTATGCGGTCAACTATAATATCCTCCGCATCAAGAATGGTATGGGTGGCGTTGCGTTCGGAAACTAAAACCTAAGTTAGTTTTTTCTCCCAAATTTTTAAGTAAATATGGTGAAAACGTCGCGTACCAGAACAACCTCTGTAATCAAAAATGCTCTATCAGTCAACACTAGAAGCCAAACCCTCATAAAAAAGGCAATTCAAACTTCGAGAGAATGTTTTAGATTGGCTTTAGAGGCCGATATGAAACGCAAACAGTCAGAGAAACAAACAGTTTCCCTACAAATCCAGGTTTCAATCCTGACCACAGAAGTGAAACGCCTAAAGGAGCTTAAACCTGACGATGCGCGTGTACGGGTTAAGCTTAATAAATTTATAAATAAGTCGGACCAAGACAACAAAAAAACAGTCATAGGTGCCCTACAGAGGGCTCGACGGGGTTGCGATCCGGAAAAGATGCAGAGGAAGACGAAGCATCTACTTAAAGATGTATATAAAAAATGGGATGATGCAGTTAAACTGTACAAGTACAGTAAGAGTGGGTCGCCAATGTATAAATTAATTAAGATTCCGTAAAATGGTAGTTTTGTAATACGTATTTAGTCTTCTACACTTCCCTCGGCAAAGATAAAATCTATATACTAAATAAGAATGCTTATACTTTTATTTAGTTTTATAGCAGCTTTAACCGCTTACACGTATACAGGTAAGTCCCTCGTTTCTGGAAAACGTGCCAAAGAAATGATAAAATCAGGTAAAATAAAGGCGGTCATAGATGTACGAACGACATTTGAATATAACGTTGGACACTACCCCAAAGCTATACATATACCAACCAATCGTATTAGTAGAAAAACGACATCCAAACTTCCCGAAAAGGGATTACTCGTTTACTGTAATACTGGACAGAGAGCAAGGCGCGCCGCAGAAAAATTGAAAAAGTTGGGTTTTATCGATGTGTATTACATAGCCGGCACCTATAGGTCCCTGTTTTAACAAAAATGATTTTTAATTATATCAAATTCCCTGGTGTATACCCCCGATCTCGAAGATGAAACCCGCGCTTTACGTATTAATAAATCGTGTACCGTATCCTCATCTAAAAGTTTTAAAAAATCAATCTTTTCCTCCATATCCGATAATATGTTCCCCTCTTTTTTGGATTGTACATACGGCCACACATGTTTACGTAAAGATACAAGTTCCGCTTCTATTCTTACAAGTTGGGGGAGAATAACTTCTCTAATCAACATATTTGTTTCACGTAGATCATCTTTGAATTCAGTCATACCCCAAAATATTTTGTAATCTTTAAACACCTAAGTTCTGAAGTATGTTATAAAAACAAAAATGAACGACACCAAAAAAAACTTTCTTCGTAAGATAAGTAGAGGTATCCATGTTCTCATGGCCTCGTCCTACTTATCTGACGAAATTGGTATACAACCATTCGGAACAGTTGAAACTTTTATTTCAAGAAAGTTTCTTGTATATGATACCAATGCTATCGGCACTCCTAGACACTGGTTCTCGGATTCTAAATTTGATTTAGAATTGGATACTGTGTCCGAAGATGAATTAATAGGATTTCTCCTTTACTTGGATGATGTAGACATCTACATAAAACGAGTATATAGTGAAGCACAATTATCATACGAGGATATGACCGAAGAAGAATATGAAATTGCGCGGATGATTGAACATAGAACTATCATAACTTTTAAAGATTTTTTGGAGATAAAGAATTAGTTTTATATTTTAATATGATTATACCGATTATCACAGTATGTCTTTTTGAATTAGGGTTTATCCCTAAAACTGAACCACACATTATAAGGAAATTTAAACTCAATCGTCTTAAAAAAATTCCTAGAGAATGGGAAAATGGTAGTATACATGCAGATGAAGTTATAAAAATTATGAATGACTTTTCCAGAGAATTCCATCGAATGAAAATACAAAAAAATACCCACGTGTTTAGTCTTATGGGTATAAAATCAACTGAAGATATTTTCAGTTCCTACATTGGCGGCGAAACCGGAAAGGATCTACTTATCATTTCTAAAAATTGTATAGTTGAATCTATCGTGAAGCGATTTAATCTAGATAAAATTAAAGATATACTAGAAAATTGGAAGGGTGAAAATGTTGTTGAAGTTAGAACAATATTGTCACACTACATAAATGAACTCGAATCATTTACAGATGAAGAAGAAGAGGAAATAAAAATGACGGGCTTTTTTAAGAGCAAAGACGATTTGATTGAAACATATATAGGATCTGAAAAATATAAGACCCTTGATATTATGGTTACATTTTTTGATAAGATGGATGTCATCATTCGCGGATAACTATACCATACTCACTTTTCATAAAGTCCCTCACACCCCCAAAGGTTGGAAAACTCCACAAATACCAACGTGACCAAAAACCCGCACTACCCACTCCACTTAACCCCCAGTTCTCCTTACTACTGGTGGTTACGTTGAGCATCATATTTTGTATTTTTTTGGGGTCTCTCTCCGCTATCGTGCGCCGAGGAACTCTACCACCGTGACGCAACACATAGGATCGCATTCTCGAAGGTGTTTTATGTTTGGTGTAGTCCGAATATCCACTCGCACCAAAATCCACTGTCCTACCATCTTCTAGAGTTGCTCTGAATTTTTTCTTTTTGTCTGGACTACGGGTGACACGGACACGCATACTTATAGTTTACTAACAAAATTTACATACTGCAGGTCTTACAGCCACCGTACGATTCCTTCTTTGGGAGGAAAAAAAGGTGCTCTGGACCACGCTTGACGCGGTAGAGGTGATCATACATGTGATAAAGACCAATAGCCAACATGATACCGGCCAAAACCATACCCTGGGCACCTCGGCTGCGAGAGGAATACATGTACGCAATTATAAGACCGAGGATAACGATCTGAACCACAGTCATATCGGGAATTTTAAAAGCATTGGATTCCCGCTTGGAACTTTCATCCTTGACTGGTTCGGGTGGAATGAACATTTGGTTAGCCTGGGTGTCATACCCAGAGGTTTTACTGTAACAGTGTGGCATTTATTATATAAACAGAAAAAAATTATAAATGCCTTCGACAGGTGGCTATATACATATCACTCCCCCCTATGAGTTCGAGCTCTTGATTCTTTACAATCCTCTTAGTAAAAGGGCCCGGTGTTCCATCTTTGCAGCGCATACAGAGAGCAGACAACTTTGTAACCTCACATGCTATTGGAATACAATCCAAGAGTTCACCAAACTTATTTTGAAATGAATCTCCATCCAGACCTGCTATGATTACATCTTTATTTACACACATACAGCAATCCACAAACTTCTTGAGACGGGGGAAGAACTGGGCCTCATCGATGGCTATGATGTCAGCGTTATTAAATTCCTCCTTGTTTACGAGTTCGAAAAGTTCGTAGACCTTAAAACAATTAAACTTTACATTGTCGTGGGTCTTCAAAACTTCATCCGGGGATCTGGTATCCTTGGCAGAGTTGACAACCAATATTTTCTTACCAATGATCTTTAAACGCTTAAGTCGTCTGATTAACTCAGAAGTTTTACCTGAAAACATATTTCCCATAATTATCGAAAGCCCCATCCTATCTCACTAATATAATCTTGTTTTTTTTATATGGGTGAAATGCATCGATGTCAATTTCTTAATTTTAGGGGGTACTACAACCCCGTCACAGGGCGTGTAAAGTTTGGGAATCACCTGTTCCCAGATATCCATACCGCCGTAAAATTTCTGTCAAAAAAATGTAATAAATGATATGTATATACTACTGTTATTACTATTACTTCTAGTATATCGATTTTTAAATGAAGACCTCAGAGGGCTGAAATATGGTGATAAAATGGTTCACCCCCCAGATTACCCAATGCTCATTGAAGATGATGATTTTCTACCAAAAACGAAATGTAAAGAAATCGCAACCCATCTAGCGAAACACAAAGCCATGAGTATGAATGGTTTCTGTATGAAGTTTTGTGACGACGAAAAAACAAAACAAAACTTTATTGATCACGATCTAGAAGATTTATACAATATTTTCATCCGCGTAAAGGAACCAAAGACTAATGGATTTATAGCCAATATCGTTTATTTTTCACCGGTAGACTTTGCAGCGTCTGGTGGACAGTATATGCCAGGACATTACGATGGGATGATAAAAAAACGGGACTGGTTAAGAAGGCAGTATATGCCCCTATGTACATCTGTGGTGTATATTAATTTACCACCAGAATTTACAGCTGGTGAACTCTTTTTGAAAAAATATCAAGAAGAAGAAATATTTAAAAAGGTTAAACCTAAAGTGGGAAAAATGGTAAGATTTAGAGGTGATATGTTTCACGGTACCGAAGAGATTGAAAGTAAACATAATGTAGATAGATTTAGTGTTGTTTTTGAACAGTATATAGTTCCAAATCCACCTAAAGAGTTTATAGTCGAAGATTTATGGACAGAGATGAATATGACTGAAGATGGTATGCCGATGTTTGGATAATATCCAAAAAAATATAATTATATTATAAAAATAATGTTTGGTCCATCCAAAAATACCAAACAAAAGTATATTGACGGTACCAGGAGGTGGCAAAATTCTAATTTACGAAATGTATTATGGCATGAATGGTCATCGAAATCATTAAATCAAATGGAAAGGGGGTTGCGTAATATGTACGATTACTCGGAAGTTTTAAAATTACTAAAGAAATTCCCTTCTTTAGAGAAGCTGGCCACCCCCCCATCGTTCACGATCTCGTCGGGACAGGGTTTACAAGGCGGTCTTAATCAGAGAATTAAAACAGTAAAAGACGCAATTAAAGAATTTAAAAAAATAAAACAAAGACAAAAATTATATTTAGTTGTTCTAAATTCGATAAATAAACTGATAAAAAAATACGAACCCAAATCGATAATGATGTTCAATAAAAATATGAGTTCAATAAAACGAAACACTTCAAAT